CAAGGCCTCTCTATCAGAAAATCCTTGACTATTTAAAGCACGATGGGTTGAGTCTGAAGTTATCCTTCCGTTTACACGAACCCAGTCTCCCCAATGGCTAGAAATATTCCAAACCATCTTCGAACCATCGACAACATCTTCGGTCAGTGATCCAGAAGTAATAATACCTTTAAATAGTAAAAATGGCGTTCCAATGATGGCGCCTGTATTCACACTAATATGTGCCTTATATACAAAAATTTCTCTGTTAATATATCTCGCGTATGAAGAATCGGTTTTGGGCAATAGAAGTGCACCAATATCTTTTGTATTTAAAATAATATTAGTAGCCGAAGCACTGGTAGTACCTTCAAGTAAAGTAACATATGCTGTGGCGTTTGGAATACCGCTTGCAGTTACAAATCTATCAATTCGTGCAGTCCAGCCAGGACTTCCACCACTTATGTATATCTCGTCACCTTCGAGAAATCCAGCTTCTACTAAATTTTGGTTACTTGTAATAGAATAGGGGCCACTTCCAGCAATTGTGAAAGTAGCAGTCAAAGAGGTGCGAAGAGCGCTTGCGCCAATCGTAATAGAAAAATTGGAAGCACGCGCTTCAACAGTTTCCGAAATTCCAGATACATCAAGTAGTCTGTTTGCAATATATGTTTGTTCACCGTTTGCAACTCCAGCTACGCTAACAGAGCCATCATCATACTTAATATCTATAGAGGCATCCGTTATATAAGAATAACTGGTAGCCTTTTTTGTAGACTTCCCACTTTCCGTCTTTATAGGTTTTTCAAATTTTACAAGATGAGCGTATCTAAAAGGCTCTTCTTCCATCAAAGACTGAATAAGTGGTGTGCTAAGACTTCTCATTGAACTTCCTCAAGCGATAACGAGAACGAATATAGATTATTCGTTCCGAGTGAATATGAAAATACGTCAGATTTTTGTACAACTTTGATACGTGGGTTACTAAATACGAAACTCGAACCCGAAGAAACTTGTTTCTGCAGTGGCGGGGTAAAATGTAATCGAACTTGTGTACCAAGCGCTGGAGATCCTCCAATATTACTATTATAATCCGCATTTGTTTCTACTCGAGTAACCATATATGCTTTTGTATGATTAGAGTTTGCTGGATCAGATATTGTGAACATATCTCCTGGCGTAGGTGCAGTAACAATAGTAGCGCCTATCATTGCATATGTGTTGCCTGGGTAGTATATTTGAGATGTAGTATACGTGCCTGGGGAACCCGTTTGAGAGTACTGCGGTAACTCCATATAAAATGGCTTTAGCCCGCCCTGTTTCTCATAGAGAAAAGAAGATACTGGGTTAAATTCGGCTCTCGTCATCGGGTTATACTGAATATCAATTTCCCAGCGGTGCGCGGCAACTGCTCTCGCAATAAGACGACCAGAATTTGTTTTATCCCGCATAATCTGATTTACGGAGTCTACTTTGACAGATGCGTAGCCAGGCCCTTCAAAGCCTAAAGTAGGAGAACCAAGCTGACCTGCATACGTTATTTTGTAGGTAGGTGTTGGTAATATATCTGAAAATGATGTAAATACTGCCATTATGCTCTTGCAACCCCGTATCCTTTAGAAGGTTGAGTATAGACTGAGGTGTCTACCGTCTCAAGAAACTTCTCTCCGTATGAATTTGCTGCTTCTCTTATCATTCCAATGATATTTCCACGCTGTCTTGTTAGTACTTCTTCTACTCCTGCAGCATCAAGTGCGCTGATGGAGATATTAACATTTTGTGCAGGTGCGGCGTTTACTTTGTCCGCTGGAACTATTCTACCAGGTAGTTTTGGTACGAATAGTTCGGGGCCTTGTTCGCCAACCATATATCCCGCGTTTACGCGGCCGCCTGCTGCTCTTGAACCGATAAAGGCTGGACGAAAGTTTTCTGCGCCTCCCATACCTTTATCGCCTTGTAAATAACCAAGTTCACCAGAAGCTGACTGTGATTTAGCTAAATCAATTGTGCTTTTTCTCTGGCCTACTGATACTGTAGTTGGAGCTGTGGCACTCACTGATCCGCCTCCGCCCTCATAAGACATGCCAGAAATTATTGCTAATTGCGCGGCTCCGAGCCCAATAATCATTGCGCCCAGTGCAGGTCCAAGTAACGGTCCTAACCCTGTTGGGGGAGGGGCGAAAGCTGCCATTGCAGCTGCAGCGGTGTTAATAATAGTTGTAGCCATCATCATTTTTTTGTTTGTTTCAAAAGCCTTTCTTTTTGCGGATTCTTTCTTTTTCTCCATCGCGGCTATTTTAGCTAAACTTTCTTTGGATTTTCCGTCGCGCTGCTTTTCTGCGTTAATTTCCGCATCAATACCAGAAATTTTTGCAGAACTTGCCGCATTAATTACGGAAGCTACTGAAGAGACTATGGAGCCAACTAAAGCCATTTTATCCGCGGCAGTTTTCCCAGATTCTGCAAATTTTGTCATACTATCGGCCATTACAAGAGTTCCAGAAGCAATAGAAGCTACTAATTCTCCTTGAGGACCAAGACCTTTTAAGCTTTCAATAAAGGGTGCTAAAGCTACGGAAGCTGCGGAAATACCGGCCTTCATATTAGCAAAAGGATCTTCCCCGGCTGCAATAGCGTCTCTTTGAGCTCTTAACTCTTTTAACTTATCGCTCATAGCACTAAACTGGCTCATATCAATAACATCTGAGTCAAGAAGTTTGCTTCTTTCAGCCTCTACTTGTTTCATTTGTTCGCTAACAGCGCCAACTTGATCTTGAATAGCGCCTCTCGCAGCCATACCTATAGATTCGCCATATTTTTTAGTATCAAATATTTGTCCCGCTTCTGGCAATATTGTTTGCAGTGTCGCAGTTACAATTATGTTTCTATCCTTTATCAATTTAGAAGCGTCTAGATCTGAAATTGCTACTGCAGTTTCAGATCTTATTTGATCTTTTGCCAGTGCCGCCAATTCAGGAATCTTAGCTATAGCATCCGATAAGCCTTTTTCTATCCCAGAAGTCGCAGTGCTATTTAATTCAGCTATGGCACTATTTGCAGAAGTAATAATATTATCTAATTGTGCCTGTACTTGAGGGTCTTTATTTTCAGGTTTTGCTTTTTCAAGTATAGCATCCTGTTTTCTGCCTTCGGCCTCTTTACGGAGAGCATCTAGCCTACTACTGATCTCATATTTTTGAAAGATCATCTGTGCCTTTAACAGCGCAAATTCAAGATCAATCATATTTAGCTTTCTTGTCTCTTCTTCTTTTATTAATGCTGATCTTTTATTAGCATAATCTATTTCGAGATCTAGAGTCTGCTGAGCGGTTAATTCATACTTACCATTTTCTCTTAGATTTATAGCTTTTAACTCATTCTCGGTAACTCTTCTCTGGTTGTCAAGAATGCTGGTTCTTGCAGAATTAATTCTACTATAAATATCGTCTATAGTCTGAGCAGCGTCAAGAATTTGATTTGAGACATCTACTGCAATAGAGTAAGTTCTCTCTACATTCTGTCTTTGCTTTTCTAGTATTGATACTTCTACTTCTGCTTTTTGCCTATCCTTTTCTCTAGCTGCTAGAGCTTGTTCTAGAGCTGCTACCGCACCTGCAATATCCCCACCAGAAGATTTTTGAATTTCAGCAAGAACATCCTTTAACGCCTGTATTTCTTCAGTTGAAAGCACTGATATACTTTGAACTTCACCGGCTGCTTGAGCCGCTCCAGCAGCAATACCTGCACTAACTCCAGCTTCCGTAGTGCCTGCAATAGCTCTAAAATATTCATTGCTTGTAACAGCACTTAAAACGCTTTGTAAAATATTTCCAGCACCTGACTGCTGGGCAGCGGCTGGGGCTGGGGCGGGGGCTGGTGCACTGACCACTATCCCAGGCTTATTAGCTTTGGATTCCTCACTCTTTATTAAAACTTGTAATTCAGCGGCGGTTACAGCTAACTTAGCACGAGTAATTTTTTCTTCGAGAGCAATTGTCCTTGATTTAAGTTGATACTCTCTATCAATATTAGCCTGTTTTTCAGCTTCAAATTCTTTTAGTACTCTTAACTGGCTAGATACATCTATTTCTCCAGTGCCCCCAGCTCTTAAATCAGCTATTCGTAATTCAAGCATCATTAAGCTTTCACTAGCGTCAGTAATAGAAGAATATAAGCCAGCTTGCTTTTGCAAAAGCGAAACAACTTCTTGTTGCAGCCTTACTTCCTCTTCTATGTTTTTAAGAGTATTTTTCGCTAAATTTATTGATCTATCTCTTTCAGCAATGGCTGTATCGGCTGTTAATTTTGCATTTTGACTTGTAAGATTATTTATAGCTCCCTGTATTTTTACCATGTTCATGGTATTTTCTTGGGTAGCACCAGAAATAGCTTCGGTCTGCCTTGCCGCGCCCAAAGACTGTTCAAGTTCCATGATTTGTAGATTATTAGACTGTACCTGAAGACTATTAAGTTCCTTCTGCTTATTAATTCTATACTCTAATTGAGAGTTACTTAATAATACATATTGGCTTTGTTTTGCAGTTTCTGTATTCAGTTCAGCTTGTGCTTTTGCAGTATTTTGCATTATTGCAAAAATTTGACCATAATTATATATAGCCTGTTTAACTCTTTTATCAATTATTTCAGAAATTTTAAGCTGCTGTTCTAGAGCCTTAGCAAATTCATTATCCTGCTCAGATAACTTTTTTACTTTTGCAGCTACAGCGTCTAACTGTTCCTTCATGGCACCGGAACCATATTTCTTCTCTAAAAGAGGTATTTGGTCTTTTGGTTTTAAGTTTTTATTAATTTCTTCGATCTTTGCATTTGCTTGTGACAGTACTTCGTCATTTCCGCCAAATGCTCCTGCCCAAAATCCAATGTCTTCTTTTAATTTTGGAAAGCCTTCAATTATGCCAGAAAAGCTCTCGGCTTTTTTCGCAGTTTCGCTGAATTGTGTTGCTAGCGTAGCAAGTCCAAGAACTGCTAATCCTTGCTGTCCAAAGTTATCTATAATAGCTTTTGTTTTAGTAAACTGATTTCCAGCTTTAGCAGAATCCTCTGCTAATGACTTTTCTGCTTTTCCTAAATTTATAAATGAATCAATAAGCGAGTCTAATGGAGTCGAAGTAGTGAGAGTATTAAAATATTTTGTTAACTGATCGCCAGTTTCTTTTATGGCAGCGTTATAAGCATTCTGAGAAGTTATAGCTTTATTTTGCTCTTTTAAAAACTCCTGCAAAAACTTTGCTCTTTGCTGGTCAGATAAAGTGCCTATGTCCTTTCCTTTCAGCTCTACTTTTATTCTCTCTTGAAAAGACTTTTTTAGGGCGTCGTTTGAATTTATAAAATCTTCTGTACTGCTAATTAAATCTCCATAATCTCCGGCATCCGCGGCAGTAGCAAGAGTCTTATTAAATTCTGCACTCGCAGAAGATACTATATTAAATTGTGCGGTTACTGCTTGAGTCTGAGTTGTAATAGACGCGGAAACTCCAGTAAATCCCTTATTCACTTCTTTAGAATTATCTTTTAATTCTGTAAATGTCTCGGTAAGTTTTGATACCTGCTCTTCGTATTTCTTTGTAGCGTCGGACTTAAATAAATTAAATACATACTCAAGACCTACTATAAGTAAATCTACGACAAATAAAAGCTGACCGATTACTGGAATTGCAGTAAAAATACCTTTTATTGCTACTTTTGCAGCTAACCCAAACGATTGGAAAGCTATTGAGGCTCTTCCTAACCCTTCCCCAATTAATGGTAATCTACCAGCAAATCCTGCTGCTGCGGCTTCATTTCCCCGCATATTAGCGCGGAATCTGGCTCCGGCAGCTAAAGATTTTGTCATCTGTTTTCTATAGTTTTCAAACGTAGGTGTGGCGTCTAAGCTAGATAAAATATCTGCACTTCTTAAGGCTAATCTTCCTTGTGCTCTTGCGACACCTGCGGGTATGCCAGGACCACCTGCAAAAGTTCCAGCTTTTCTTTGCTGTTCTACTTTTATTATTTCTTGAATTTTTGCTTTTTCTTCGTTAAGTTGATTTATTCTTGCTTGAGCAGCTTCTTTATCCTTTGTGCTAGCTCTAAGTAGTGCTCTTTGCCTATTCTCAATTGAAGCGACTAAATCTTTCTCTATTTTTTGCCAGTCTTGTAAACTTCTTGCGTTTTGTATATTTAAATTATACTGTTTTCCAAAAGCGCCGAAACTAGATTTTAAAGTAGCGAGTTGTGATTTTTTTGCGGCTACGTCTTTTTTTGCAGCTTTTTCAGATGCCTCAGCTACTCCTGAAAGCTTTCCAGCAAATTTAGCTGTTTCTGCGGCCATCATAGATAAAACTGGCAAAGCAGTCTTAATTAGGCCTCCAGAAAGCATAGCAATTAACCCGCCAAGAGCAAGTGTATTTTCTGCTAAGAAATTAGCTATTGGAGCTAATATGACATTAAATGCGTTTAGTACGGTTGTAGCTAGTTCTTGAAGTTTTGCGCTTAATTTATCATATGGGTTAGCGTCGACGCTTGCGCCTATTGCACCAAATTTTTGTTCTCCTTCGGCGAGAACAGCATTCATAAATGCTTGGCGCTTTTCAAAGTTTGTTAACTGAGAGGCTGTCTTTCCCATCTCTTTCGCATACATTTCTGTAGCTTCATCAATACGAACCATAATACCAAGTTCGTCAAGAAGTTCTGGCTCTAATTTTGTAGCGCCTTTTACAAGTCTATTCATAGAATCCTGTAAATCTCTTCCCAAAGCTACGCTAGTATTTTTAGCTACAATACCAAGCCTCTCTATAACCGCTGGGTCAAATCCAGCCGAAGTTACCATAGCAACCTGTCTCATTGAGTCCTGAAGGCTTATGGCATACCCAGTAGCTTCTTGTAGACCTTTTGACAAAGAGCCCATCGCCAGACCGCTAGCATTACCAAGAGCAGCTAATCCCTGAGTTAGCTGCTCTACCTGAGCAGCTTTTTGCAGAGCACCAAAAGCCGCAGTAGCGGCGAATAAGTTTGCGGCAAGAGTTGCATATGCACCAACAAGACCAGAAGAACTACCCCCGATCACGTCCCGCATTTTTGAGAAATTCTTGGCTCCTGCGCCCGCAGTACCCGCAGCACCTTTTAACCCACGATCAAAATGACCATGAGCGTCTCCAGCGTTTCTTGCTGCTTGAGCATTTTGATTGGCGGCTCTTGTATTTTTAGCCTGAGCACTTGTATTTTCATTGACAGCATCAGTCACTCGTTCAACATCACGCTGAACGACTTTAACATTTTTACCTTCTACAACTACTTCTAAAAGTACACTACCGTCAGCCATTATTTTCTCTTTAACTTGTCGTATTCACGCTTCAACTGTTCCGAAGACTTTTTAATTGCGTGAGCGTCAAGCCTAGATAATATTTCGATTAAAAGGTCAATATTATCAATTTTATATATATCTAGCAAGATAGGAAGATTTGTATAATCTTTTCCTACGTACCCTATCTCTGGGTAAATTCTATCGCCTAAAGAATTATAAATATTAATTCCGTCAATAAATATGTCTGGCATATCTTCAATACCTGGAGGGCATTTTTCAATATCGGGCTCTCTACCGAGTTGTTCCTGCATCTCCAGATATTTATCTTTAGTCATTCCTACTTCAGTGTGTCTCTGCCAAAGATCAACTCTCTGCCATAGAAGTTCTTTCTGCGCCTCTACGAAAGTTGGCGAGATCAAAAACGACCTCGTTAATCCAAGTGTCAAACTCTGTGGAGTTTGAAATCATAAGTTCAGCTTGCTCTTCACTATACTCAAGTTCAAGTTCTGTGTCTTTTCCGCTCAAGTCTACCAGAAGAAGATCCTCAAGATATTTAAGTTTCAAACCCTTCCAATCCTTGATAGTTGCTCTAGCAAACTCACTAATAAATTTTTGCTCGTCAAGCACTTCTTCTGGCTGACGAGTTTTTCTGTCGAACTTTGTATGTACGCAACGCTTACGAAGAGCAACAAGCTCTTTTCTTGCAAGATTTGCTACTTTTACTTCAAACCCAGGGCAACCAGGAAACTCAATCCATGCAGCTTTGGTGTCCACCATTAAATCTTGTAGTCTCATAAATTCTCCTTAGTATGTAAAATAACTAGTTAAAGATACCGGATTAGTCATTAATCGGTAATCGTAGCTTTGGGTAAAAATATCGCCAAACTGTACTCTATTTGTAAATGAGCACGCACTTGGCATGTTTACTTGCAACTGGTAATCAGTAGAACTATTTCCTACTTGAATTACGACAGAAGTAAGTTCCTTCCATGTCTGAACATTTGTTTTGGATTGTGTATATGCTTCATCAACATATTGTTGAATACTGCCGCCAACCACCCTACTTTCTAAAGTAAAGCTAGAAGGAAATACTGTATTCGACGGACTTGTAACAACAAGACTTTTTTGCAAAGTCACGTTCTCCGTCCAAGTTATGTTGTTTTGAACTTCAAGAGAGACTCCCAAAATATTTGCTAATGGGTTTCCTCCGACAGTAACATTAGTGTGTCTCGATACAGCCAAAGTTGGGGATGTTTTATAGTTTACACCCGCCGAACCTGTAAAGGTTGTATTAAAACGACTTAATTTTATTGCCTGACCAGAAACAGCGACAGTAATTAATCCTGCCCGAGGAATATTAAATGAGCCACTCGTAAAAACACAACCCTCTAATTTATAGTATATGTCCGGATTATAATTCGTATATACAAAATATAGATTGAAAGTATTTAACAAATTCCCATTATAATTTAAAAGCAAATCAAGGGGTAGATGTTGATATCTCGGAGAATCTCCTTTTATTAAATACATAGTAAAAGAAAAATCTGCCGGATTTGCAGAAGTAATAGAGGAGCCTTCGAACAAGTTATTTAACTTGTGAAGACTCCTTTGTTGTGTTCCATCTTGTTTAAAAGTTTGGCTAAAAGTAACATCAGAGGTTGTATGCAGCAAATAAAAGCTGCCACCATACTCTAAATATACTCTGCCTTCTCTTAAGATTTCTACACTCATTCCATCTCCAGCATAAGAAAAGGGGGAAAAAATTTCCCCCAAATTTTACTCATTATACCTAAGAGTGGATGTTTTGTCAAGAACTATTTTTTGTTAGGCCTTATAAATAATAGTTGCCTCGTCTGTATTATCGACGTTACCATTAGCTACCTGACCGTGGAAGTTAATTTCCAAAGTAAGCAAGTCGTCTACACCAATTGTTGGAATCTCGACGTGCGCTGTAGGGAGGTCTAACTCTATACGTGGGCCAGTAGTGCCCCCAATGAATACAGACATATCAAAAGAGTTTCTAACTGTACTCGTATCGGCTAATTGGTCAATAAATAGCTCACTTGATGCTGTGGAAGTATCGTCGTAGTAACAAGTTAAACTACCACTTATGCTACGAGTTCCAGTGATATTACCAATCGGCTGATTGACAACACCTAATTGTTCAGGTATCAAATAGCTGATATTGTTTTCTACAGTAAACGAACCACCTGTAAGAATTACACTGTAATCATCGGAAGTAGAGCTTCTTTGCAGAGTAACAGTTGATAGACGATTACGAATAAAGTTTGATGTATCCGCAACTCCAACTGTAACAACAGAAGCCGTAGGTGAACCCGAAGTGGTCCAGCTTGGTGCGGTAGTAGTCGATAAGCTTGTAGCAAACCCGCTCCACTGAGCCGTAGCAATTCCTTCGATATCAAAATCAATAGTTACCGAATTTACAACAGCATCTGTTAGCTTAAAGTACTCTACGTTACTACCGCCGCCATCAACGAACGCAAACCAGATATTATTACCAGCACCAAAATAAGAAGTATTTGACCCGCTAAAGTCAAAAGTATTTGCTCCTGCAACTTGTGTGCCGCTATTTATAGCTTGAAAAGGCGTCGGAGACGCTAATGGCGAAATCATCGGGGATGGACTACCGCCAGTAGCGCTAGAGCCTTGAGCAATCGTACTGCCAAACGGTTTAGTAGTGCTATAATAGGCGTTTGCACCCATCAACATTGCCCAAAGTGCTTGTTCTGGAGCAACAACAGCGCCTCCACTACTTATTGGGCGTATATATGTGCTGCAACTCCACTCTACTGGAGCTAAAGAATCATTAAACAACAGTCTTGCTCTTCTAGAAGCTACTCCAGCTTCATTTACTGTTACTTCCGAAGAGTTCATGCTCTGAGAGAACGAAAAACCAGCTAAAACAGGGATTTGAAATATTGAATTTGTGGGGGACCCGGAAGTCATCTCCACATATACTTTTGCGTTTCTTTGAAATTGTAATGCCATGGGCGTATCTCCGTTGGCTCGCGCCACTTAACCGAAATTGGTTAATATCTAACTTCGCAAATTATTTCGCCGACACCAAGAGGTTCGAGAGCCCCTTCATCAGAATCGATACTCAAAATTGAAATCGTTTGAGTTCTTTGAGTATTTCCATCTTGGTCGAGGTAAACGAGAGAGGAATTAGTCTCAAGAACAGTCTCAATGTCTTCGAATAATTTTTCTAAGGCAAAGACTGCGTTCTCTTCTTGTACATAAATTCTTATGGTTAAAGTAAGATAACGGTCTTTGTATCCCCCACCTTGATATTGGCGGGTTTCTGCTCCTGCACTTACATGAACTGCAGGAAAATCTTGTACTTCGTCCCAGAACTTTAACCTTGGAAGTACATTTCCAAATAGGTTTGTTCGATAGGGAGAATTACCGTCGATTAATTTGAGTTTATCTTCAATGGCTTTTACGATCGCCATACGTCGTGTTGTATAGTCTCTTTCAGCCATTTAAACTCTCCTAGTATAAAATCTTCCGACAATAAGCTGTGTTGCGATTTCTCGAATAGAGCGATCAATCAATGTTCGTGGATCTCTATCAACCGAGCCTTGTTTGTAGCCAGGCTCAAAGGTTTGATACGGATATTTTTGATAGGTATATCCGATAGAAGGGAAGCCTTGTGATGTTTGTACAACATCTGTAACAATTGCGGATCTTGCAAACCTTCCTGTGCGATTCTCAAGGGCCGGAGTGCCCATGTTTTTAATCACAGTCATTGAGAGTCTTGCGTTGATTTGCGCTTTGAGTGCGTTAAGATTAAGAGTTGGTTGTTGCGTTGTTTTATTAGTTTGGGTTTTTGGTATAGCCGACCCAACCTTGCCAAAACTTGCTTTCTTTCCCGATACCTTTTTAATTTTTGATTTTTTCTTTTTTACTCTTTTTACTACAGGTTGTCCCGTGGAGTATTTTGGTTTAGTATCTATTGATTTAACTTTTACTCTTTTATTTTTTTTAAGCCCATTAACAAAATTTTTAATTTGTTTTTTCTTTTCTATAGTAGACCTAGAATCAGAGCCCCCCCTATCAGCAAAGTCAGTTCCTATCTTTAATTGAGCTTTTGCTAGTGCCTGTATATAAGTATTTCTAATATTTGATTCTATTTTTTTATATTTTGGGTTATTGAATAAAGCGGACTCTATTTCTACATAAAAAGATGATCGAGGATCAATATCTATTTTATATAACCTCCAAATATCGTCTCCGAATATAATTTTTAAATCCTCTTCTGTAATCGTGTCTTTATCTTGACTTTTTGCAATTTGCGATCTATTAAATTTTTGTACTTTAGATTCTATTTTTTTAGCGCTGCTGGCAACTCTTCTTTCAATTATTGAGCTTCCACCGATGTGGCCTGTGACCAATAATGGTTGCTTTTTCATCTTTTCTATAAGATCTGTTTCTCCAAGACTAGACAATAACCTCTCGATCTTGTCTTTTAAGTTAGTTCTAGGCTTTTTAAATGAGTCAGAAATTAGGCTAAAGGCTGTTGCTGGAGTTTGTTTTTTTAACCTATAATCGTAAGATAGTTTTCCAAGAGTCATTGATTCGGTTACTGTTATCTCTATTAATTCTTCATTTTGTAAAGTAATATTAAATGATTCATTTAAACTACGTCGTATTTGTACTAATGTCTCAGATATTATAGCGTCTATACGATCCTTAACTGTTACATCTCTTCTTTTATATTTTAACTTTCTATTTTCATCGATACTCTCTAATCTTCCGAGATCGGTACGTACTCCTAACTCATCATATGCTCCACGCAACTCTTTCTCTATTTCTTGCCTAATTTTTTGAAAATTGACAGTAAAAATATGATCTTTTTTCTCGGCAGATTGTCTGTAAAAATTTCCGCCGCCTTCTCGCATAAAAAATTTTAGTTCTTGTTCAAATAACTCTTCTAGAAATTTCTTACTCATACACGATAGAGATCAAGCACTCGACGAATATGATCCGGAAAGCCAGGATCGTTTCGTACAGCAGAAACACCAGCACCTTCACGGCTAGCAGAGCCAATGCTCTGACGCTCTTTATATTCGTCTTTATGATAGTAGGTAATCAAATCTGCAACAGCAAGTTTCAAATCATATGGAATTGTAGCGTAGCCGGCCGTATAAATTACTTTTACGGCTCCCACACCACGAGGCCAATCTTGATAAGAACCACTCTCAGTTGTGCGAAATATGCTCTCGCTCAAGTTATCAAAATACCACTCATATTTACTATTAGTACCATTTGCAAATAATTCAGTATAGGCTTCCGATTGTGTTGCTCTTTCGTATACTCCAACTACGTTTATTACCGGAGTCTCTGCGAGCTGCACCGTATATGTGCTCCACTGAACATCAAAAATTTCAGTTTTGCCAGGAGAAGCTACATAAGCATCAAAATCCTGCCCAGTATACGTGCGAACAAGTCTACTGACGGCAGTAATTAAATACTCGAACTTATCATCGCTCGTAGTAGAATTAATACCTTCCAGTAATTTGTAATCGTCAAGTGTAATTAAATTTGCCATAGTATTAATAGTAAATATGAGAGAGGCCCCGAAGGACCTCTCTCACTGGTACCTTACCAGGTGCCCACAACAACTTGACCAGCTGTGGAGAACATACGATCGAAACCACGACGCTGCGTAGCAACCAGAACACGACGCTGGTTTTCAACGTCATAGTCCTGCTCAACCGTAACACCACGAAGTACAGGTACAACGAAGTTACGAACGTTTACAGCAACCGCACAAGCATTACCGTCTGTCTTTGAGGCGAACTCATCGCAAACAATAACTGGAGTTGCGTAGATCGAACCTACCTGACCAGTTACCTTGGTAGCAAGGCCTTGGCCAACAAGGTTAACATCATCATACTCGGAGTCATCCAGAAGATCGTAATATGCATCAAGAGATACGATAAATACGAGGTCATTTGGATTACGACCATACTTGCCCATTGCCTGACGAAGGTTAAGCAGTTTAGCGGCGGTGACTTGTTGGCTTGGTGAGCCGAAGTCGAGTGTCTTCGAGTCATCACGAGCCATCTCTACAAGGCCGTCATAGGCATTGAGTACAATACCTGTCGAGTGGCCGCCAAGCAGAATTGAGTGCTCGATAGCGCGCGCGTGGGCGCGAACCATTGCATCACGAATGTATGGAAGAACTGGAATAATTGCATCCTCTTCCACTTCATTAGCAATGTAAGACTTTGAAACAAGCTTGAGAGCCTGCAGAGTCTTGATGCCCATCGTAATACCGGTGTTTGCGCCAGGCGAAGCAGCCTCACGAGACTCAAGATTACCTTTAGGTGGGTTGATAGCACCTGAACCAGCACCCGATAAGAAGTCAGCATAGCCAGCATCTGGAAGTGTTGGAACAACCATAGAAGCAGCATTCATCGTAATCTTACGGAACAGAGGGTCGAGAACTAACTGAAGCTGAATGTCTTCTTCAATTGAAGTGGAAACTTGCAGCTGGAAAGCATCGCCAGCTGTGCCCGCACCTGTAGGAACGATAACACCGGCGTCATTATTTGCAGCTTTCTCAATAAATTGACGGCCAATCTTGGTGTCAAGACCCTTACGAGTAATTACGCCAAGAACATAAGCATCCTTTGCGGCTTCAAGATCGAGAGCCTTCTCTTCGGCGCGATTCGAAAATACGCGCTTGCTATCACGAATCTTTTGGATTTCGTCAGCTTTTTCTTTCAGTTCCGACTGTAGCTCGTTTACAACGCGCGTATAATCGGCATCTTTATCAGCAAGACGCTTTTCAACTTCTTGCATCAGTTTTTCTGTACCGCTCTGAACGGCACTTATAATGCGCGCTTCGTCCGCAGCTTTGCGAGCAACTTCTTCTTCAAGAGCTTTTTGCTTGCGAGCTTCCTCGGCCTTTCTCTCGGCATCCTTCATAGCCATAGCCGTTGCTGTTTTTTCTACAGCTGCAGCTACGATGGCATTGATATCAATATCACTCATAGTCT